GATGATTATGAAATTGATATAATTGAATTATTAGAAAAAAAAACAAGTAAATGCACTGGACCAACTAAAAAAGCTAGCAGCGATAGAAAAGGTAAAAAATGGACTAAATGCGCTCGTCAATCCGATGGCTCTTACAAAAGAATACATTGGGGACAAGCTGGGGTGAGAGTTGGCAGTGGTACATCTAAACGCGCTAAAAGTTTTAAGGCGAGACATGGCTGTTCCTCCGCAAAAGCAGGAACACCAAAAGCAATGGCATGTAAAGATTGGGCATAATATTAATTAATTTAAACATATGGATGAATTTAATGAATTATACGCTGTTCTTCTTGAAAAGTATACACCAAAAAAGAAGAAAAAAGTATCAAAGCTTAGATCAAAATGCCAAGCAAAGGCCAAAGCTAAGTACGATGTCTGGCCTAGTGCTTATTCAAGTGGTTACGTCCAGCGTTGTGTTAAAAGAAAAGGAAAAATAAACTAATGAATGAGAATGACAATACATTACGTTATAGTCAAATTGAAATATTAGAAAATTTACGTGATTGGTTTGCTCCTCATGTAGATAAGAAAGGTAAAAAATTCAGTGGGTGGATTAATTGTAAAACTGGAGGACCGTGTGGTAGAAGTAATACATCAAAGGGTTCTTATCCAGCATGTAGGGCTACTAAAGCTGAATGTAACAAAATAAAAGGAAAAATGTACAAAAAACGTAGTTCTAAACGTGTACAATGGAAAAAAACTAAAAAAAAATCTGAATAGCTACGCCGTATTAAATATACTCAATGGCAATTAAAATTAAATCTCTTGAAGCTAATTCATTAGACAAGATATCTTTAGATAATGGCTATTTATATAAAGATTTAGCTTTAGATTTAAATCCAGCATATTCTTACAATAGTCAACTCAATAAAAAAGAATTTTTAAAAGATGTACAAGCATCTTATGATATTGAAGCTATAAAAAATAGCATAACTAATGCATTTTTAACATCACCAGGGGATAAAATATTAAATCCCACCTATGGAATTGATTTAAGACGATTTTTGTTTGAACCAATGGATGATTTTACAACTGAAATTATCAAAGATGATATTGAAACTCAGTTGCCTGAAATGGAACCTAGAATAACAATAATTGACTTGTTTGTTGAGCCTAATGAGGAAGAAAATCAATACAATATAGAATTACAAATAGATGTCCCAAGTTTAGGAGTGACTGGATTAAGTATAAAATCCAGACTTAATACATCTGGATATACTATTATATAACTTTACCTATTAAATATTTTTTAAAATGAGTGATACAAAAACATTAGAATATAATTTACCAACAGACGCTTATATAAATTTTGATGCAGTGTCTTTAAAAAACTTTATCATTCAAAGATTGAATGAAAGTTCAAAGTTCACTGATCAAAATTATGAAGGAAGTAACTTATCATCACTGATTGATATTATCGCTTATACTACTCATGTTCTGATGTTTTATCTCAACCAAACAAGTTCAGAATCATTGTTTACACAATCATCGATTTATGAAAACATGAATCGTATTATAAAATTGGTTGGATATAACCCAACTGGTAAACAAACATCACAAGTTCCAATTAATTGTAATGCCGATTCAACATTACCAATTGGAAGTTATTATTTGAAAAAATATAGTTACTTTTTGGTAGATAATATTCAATATACTATATTAGATGACTTTTTCTTTGAAAAAGTAACATCAGCTAATGAAGCTATAACAACTATAAATGATAATTTAATTTTATATCAAGGCAGCGTTGGTGAATATCCAGCATATACATCAGAAGGTCTTGAATTTGAAACTTTTCCAATTGTTGTTGATAATTTAGTCAATTTAAACGATGATAACTTTATAGCTGATGGCACTATTACTGTGTATGTTAAAGAGCAAGATACAGATAAATGGTTTGAATATTCAAAAGTTAATACTATATTTTTCTCAAGTGCTAATGAAAAAATATATGAATTGAGATTGAATGAAAACGGTCACTATGAAGTAAAGTTTGGAAACGGTACGTTTGGAAAAAAATTAGAACAAGGTGATGAAGTAAAAGTAATGTATTTACTGAGTGATGGTGATGCTGGCATCATTAGTAAAAATATAATAAATGGAAATAAGTTGTTTAACTATTCTTCTAGCACGTTTAATCAAATATATAATGACGTTTATAATCAAACATCAACTTTAATAAGTAAAGATAAAAGTTCATTATTGACATTTATCAATCCTTTAAATTCAACAGCTATAAGCGATGCTGAAAGTGTTGAAGATCTTAAAAAGAATGTACCATTTTTAATTTCATCTCAATATAGATTAGTGAGTGAACAAGATTATGAAATTTATTTAAAAAAGAGCATTCCAAACATTTTAAAATCTGTAAAAGTTGCGAATAATGAGAAATTTTTGGAAGAATATATACAATATTTTTATAAAATATGTGTAGATCCAAACAAAGTTACTAGAGTTTTATTAAACCAAGTTAACTTTGCTGATAGTTGCGATTTTAATAATGTTAATATATTCTGTGTTCCCGATTTTATTATAAATGTTGATGAATCTTATCCAACATATTTGCCAAACAGTTTTAAAAATCTAATCAGAGATTTAACAAATGACAAAAAAATGTTAAGTCATGAAATAATCCCAAGAGATCCAGTATATATGGCATTTGATATAGGATATTCATCAAAACCAGCGACTAAAGATGCTTATTATGATAGTAAAATAGTTATTACATTAGATAAAAACACAAGAATAAACAAACAAAACATAAAAGAAACAGTCAGAAATAAAATTGTAAATTTCTTCAAAGCTGAAAATAATCAACTTGGGGGTATTATGAATTTATCTACTTTAACAAGTGATATTTTAAACATTGAAGGTGTTAATTTAATACAAACAACAAATAGCAAAGACGGTGCAACGTTCAACGGATTATCATTTATATCTTGGAATCCAGTTTTTGAAGGTGTTGATTCTGAATTTGTAAATCAAAATACAACAATGCCATTTTTTAAGTTTCCTTATTTCTATAGACCGAACAACTTAATAAATAAAATTGAGATTATATAATTTAAAACATGGCATCTATTAATACATTCTGTCCACCAGCTACTATAGGAAGTTTAAATATAACTTCAATAGAAATCGGAGATATAAAACCATTAATTGGTGCATTTAACCGCACATCAGGTACTGTAACTATTACAAACCCCTGTAAACATATAGGTCAAAGCGGTGCGTTTTTATATCGTCTTGATTTTTCAAAACCGATCACTAGCATAGAGATTACTGTTGTCGGAACTGGTATGCCAGGCTCAGGACAAAATGAAAATTTTATTTTTGTCACAGATTCTAGTATTCCGAATATATCAATAAGAAACGGTTATTATACAACAGTTACAGGAAATCAAATATTCTCTGGTAAAGGAGCGCCACAAACCGGGGGATTTGTGGCTATAATTAGTTCACCGATACCATTTGAAAAATTAACAATTAGCGGAAATGGTGGAAGCTCAGGATCTGCAATCCAATTCGCAGATCCAAGATTAGCAAAACTGCCCACTACCACTACTAGAAGACCAGGACCAACTACCACTACTACTCCAGCACCTACCACTACTACACCAGCACCTACTACTACCACTACTCCAGCACCTACTACTACACCAGCTCCGATCACCACTACAACTTTAATTGTAAATGATCCCCCATATTCTGCTTCTATAAGTGTTCTTGGAGAAGCAGATTGGTATGATTTCACACCAGTCATAACTGGATCGTATAGAATGAGAACATATGGTTCTACGGATATGTATATGAGGCTATATGATAGTGATCAAATTACATTGTTAGCATCTAATGATAATGGTGGTGGTGATGGGCAATCTTTAATAACGTATAATAAATTATATGCTGGTGAAACTTATTATTTAAGATTACATGAATATGAAAACAATAGTACTGGTGATTATGAAATTGAAATTATAGCATTAGTAACTACACCACCACCACCACCACCACCACCAACTACTACTACTACTACTACTACTACTACTACTACTACACCAGCACCTACCACTACCACCACTACACCAGCACCTACCACTACCACCACTACACCAGCACCTACCACTACTACACAAACAACGCCGTGTCCTACTTTAGATGATCCTCTGAATTCTATAGAAGTGCTGTTTGATGTATTGGATTATAAAGATGAAAACACATTGAGTTCATATTCATTGAATATAACTCCTCTTAAATTTATACCTAGAATTGAAAATATAAAAAATGCTAAAATATTATGGAACTTTGGTGATGGTACATCATCTGAAGTTTTAACTGCTGTGAAATCTTACGATTATCCAGGAAAATATTATGCAAATTTGGTTGTTTATGATTGTTTTAATCATGCGAAAATTTCTATATACACTGCTGAAATAATGATATATGATTATTTGCCTCATAATTTTTCAATTAATACAGCTGGGGAAAATTCTCAAATAACTCTAAGTAGTGGAAAAATAACTGGACCATGGAGAGTTATTGGAACATATCCAACATATCAAAATAAAGCAAATATATTTTATGAGGTTGAAGGAAGCAAAAGCGTTCACAATCAAACACAAAAAAATAATAAGTATGGTCATTTAGAAAATACATACGGTTTATATGATAAGTTTTTAAATAAAGGATTGAACTTTTATCAATTTAGAGAAATTGATAGTATAGAAATTCCAAATAGTGAAATTTATGTAAAAAAATTGAACAGCTCTATTGTTCAATGCTCAAAAACCGATGATGGTGCTGAATTTGCAGGTATTAGTGGATATAAAGACATATATTTTAAAGATGATACATCATCAAATCAAGATATTGTAAGGTTCTATTTTGATAAAACTAATATATATTCTCCGACATCAACAACTCATGTTTCTTATTTTAATACAACATCTATATTGTTGTCTTGCAAGGTTGTTGAAAATACATTATCAGCGAGATACAGTATAACTTCCAATGGTTCGGATGGTGAATATTATTCCATATCATCTTTTGATATAAATCCAATACAATTCGAAGATAGTAAATTATATTTCACAGTTAAATTAAAAGATAATGAAAACTTTTCGATAAAAACAAGACCTATAAGTTCATTTTTATACAATTCACCATATGGTGTTTATATTGTAGATAAAGACTTAAACACTGTTAGTGAAAATGTGTCAGCTATATCCCATTATAATGGTGCTAGTAGATGTTATCTAAATCTATCAGACTTATATATCAACAAAGATCAAATAAACGGTCCTTATTCGATTTATATGAAAAATGATTATCTTGCGCAAGAAGTCGGAAGATCATCACAATTTTATGTATATCCTAAAGATTACTATAAAATGTCCAAAAAACATGAAGACTTTAACATGGGCGATGTTTTAAAAGATTTAAGATTCCAAGAATCTTTAGTAGATAAAAACGTACTGTTTGATGACTTTTTAGGAGCTATTTACAATCAAACCACCCCGATAGATGATAATTTAGGAGCTAAATTATATGAAAAAATATCCAATTTTGTGGAAAACACCCAAGATGTCGATAGAAATGAAATTTCTGCATTGATTTCACAAATTGAAATGTTGGATGGTGATATTTTGAAAAATGTCAATAATTATCCTGAATCAATAAAGCGCATATTAAATTTAATAAGCATATCAAAAAATAAATTAAATGGTTATGATAACAAATTTGCTAGTAACTTTGATGTAAAGGGCTACTCTTCAAAAGACATATATGGTAAAAATATAGGAAATCAAATAACCACATTGTATTATACTATAACTGCTGGAAGAGATATAGTGGCTTTGGAGAAATTTAGTAATAATTACAAACTTTTAAATACATACATTCCACTTTCAGCAGAAACTATAACATTAATTGACCAAACATACCCATTGAGTTCATATAATACTACATGGGGATGGCCATTGGTATTACCATCAGACTTTACATCCAAAGATTTTGATAAGTATTATACCTTTTTTGAATATGTCAGCACATATGATAATACTATAACAGATTATACTTTGGATTTCAATAATTCAATGTGTACAATACCTCAATCAGCATCATACATTGATTTATATAAGCAAAACGGAATATTTGATCATGTATTAAAAGACAAATTGAGATCACAATTAAGCACTGATCTTAAAACTGTACCTGATAATTTCGGTAGAATAGGAATTGTAGATCCTCTTGTGTTGGATCTTCAATTTGCAACAGATAAAACCCTCACCGCTCGTAAAGGACCAACTCCAAGTTTCAGTAGAACCCAAACCAACACTGTATCTGGTAGTACATATGTTGGTTCTGATGGTCTTATAAAGTATGCTGCAAGTAATGAGCCTCGTTTCGACCACGATCCAGTTGGTAGTACTAATCTTCTTTCTTATTCTAATGATTTCAACAATGCAGTTTGGGGAGCAATCAATGCATTTCCAGTTAGGTCACAAAACCAGACCGACCCATATGGGGTTGTCAATAACGCATGGACGTTGGATGACCAGTCCTCACTTGGTGATAGTTCTGCAATAGACCAAACTTTTTCTATCTCGCCAAGTTCAACAAGAAATTATACATTTTCTGTTTTCGCAAAACAAGGAACAGCGGAGTATTTTGATATCTATTCCTTCTTTCAAACCACAACAAAGGGGAGTTATGTTAGGTACACATGGGCGACGGATCAATTTGCGGCAGGTTCTGCTGACGGCGGCGGTGTCGTTCCTACAAATGTTACAAAGACATCATCAGGCGATGGTTGGTATCGTTTTAGTTTTACCGTTAATGATGCAAATGATGGAAACAATATTAGTCTTAGCTACAGACTTTACCCTTCCGGTAGAGACGCCAACAAAACAGGAACGACAATTTTCTACGGGAATCAAGTTGAATTCGGATCAACAGTAACTAACTACATACCGACGACGAGCAATCCGGTGACTGTCAGTGATTGCAAAGGCTTGCTGATCGAGGAGAGCAGGACTAATCTTATATTGCGAAGCGAAAACTTTGCTAATGCTTCATGGGTAAAAGTTGGGGGATCTATCTCATCTGTTGCAAATGTTGCGCCAGACGGCAGTGCGAATAGTGAATTATTCAGCGAAGATGGAACAACTTCAACGCATAGAACTTTTCAAAGTTTTACTGGCGTAAGTGGGACATCGTACACCTTAAGCGTATTTCTGAAATTTGCGGGAAGGGATCAAATTTTCCTTGAGAATAGATCAATAGGAACTAACCCGTTTGTTGTTTTTAATATACAGAACGGAACGATTGGGGTTGTGTCAGCAGGATTAACGGCGGCTATTCAAGCATATCCAAACGGATGGTATCGGTGCAGCATAACCGGAACTGCAACACTGGCTGGTGGCAACTACCTTATCGGAGGATATTCTGGTGGGGCTCAATCCTACACTGGACTCAACGGCCCTGCCTTTTATCTCTACGGCGCACAAGTAGAAGCAGGCTCCTTCGCAACCTCCTACATCCCGACGACTACCACAAGTGGAACACGTGGATCAGATTCTTGTATCATTGATGGAATATCGTTTGCTTCATTTTTTAATCAGAGTGAAGGGACTTTGTTTGTATCAGCCGATGAGTTTAGAAGAGGCGCATCATACCCATATATTCTTAGAATAGCGACATCATTAAACCCAAATAATGATAGATATTCAATTGGTAGTTACGGAAACAAAACGGGATTATTAAGCCCGCTAGAATTTTTAACAACTTCAAACTCAGTTCAAGTATACGCAGTAACGCCAGACTCAGCAACTTCAAATTTCAAGGCTTCTTTAGCTTACAAAGTTGATGATATGAGAGGCGCATTAAACGGAACATTACTGGCAGCAGACGCTCCTCCATCTGCATTGGTAGTCGGAGCAACCACAATGTCTATTGGTTCAGTTGGTATGCACATCAACGCAGTTAGATATTATCGTAAAAGATTACCAAACGAACAACTCGTAGAACTTACAACATAAGTTTTTAAATTTGATATAATCGCAGAGTTCCTATTTTAAGTTGCGTTTATCTGCATAAATAAACATATATGTCGGTTACTGCACAATTTGGATATCCTGATATTCCAAAATCCATAACAAATGCTAATGTTCAAACAAAAGACGCTTTGGATGTAAGCGGACCGATGTCATTTATATTGTTCATAAAAACAATATCAAATTCTTTCGAACCATTAAATTTACAAAGTTATTATAATGAATATCTAAAAAGATGGAATTCGTTTAAGAAAAATAAACAAATATCAGATGATGATTTAATTGCTGAAAAATATATAGAATTTTTAAAAGAAATAACATTAAGTTATTCAACTTTAGAAGAACAGAAATTTTTATCAAATCTCGATTTCAATGATCCTTCAGACTTAGAAATCGCATTGCCATTTTATAGTAAAAAACTTTTAGAAATATCTGAATATTTTAACAAAAAAAGAGAAGAAACAAAATTTCAATTATTAAAGAAGAAATTAGTTGGTACTAATTATGGTTTAAAGAGATCAATAGCTGATTTTACAATAAATTATTTAGAATCCATACAAGATGGTTCATTTTATTTTAATATTGATGATGTAAAATCAAAATTAGAAATAGAAGTTGAGGAATTATTTGATACATACCCATCATATTTTAATCAAGTCCCAAATGAAAAAATATATGATAATAAAGATTTAGATTGGGGATATGATATATTTTTAAAAACAAACGCTGAATTATTATCAACTACATTTGCAAGTGCTAGTTCATTATCAGATCTTAAAGAGCTGAATGATTTGATTGATAGTAAAAGAAGTCTTACAAAAAAATATGTATCCAGTGATTTTTATTACATATCAACTGGATCTTCTTTATCAGGAAGTACAAGATTTGATTTTGTTTCTGGTAAGTTGTTTGATGTTACTAGCGCTGGTAAAAACTTTTTAAACATTGATTATCCAACCACTGCGTCTACTAGAAGAGAAAATATACAAACACCTAGAGAAATAGGTTTTTTCAGACCTCATAAGAATGCAATTATTATAATTGATGGAAAAAATTTATCATTTAATATCAACGTAGAAGCACTTGAAGCAAATAAAATTTATTATTTTCCAGATCCATTAGTTCATGATTCAGAACTAATAACATATACCATAGATGATGATTATTTAAAAACCAATTTCACATCAGGATTAGCAAAAAATCAACCAATACAAACACAAGATGGTGTATTTTATCAAGGTTATGTATCTCAAAATGATAAATCCTCAATTCCAGATTTAAGCATGTTGTTTAATATGGGATATATACATGATCAAAAGAAAGATGTATATGGAAATATATTTGGATTAATAAAAGATAACTATAATTTTAGAGAAAATATAAAATTAATCGATTATAATTATATAAAAAGCATGCTTTTGAATGGTTATCAATTTTTTGATGATACTTATAACGAAGGTTTTAATTTTAACTATAACACCAGTGATTATTATAGTACAACCAACTCCACCAAAAGATCAGGACTATCAACGTTTACCAATTCTTTTTCTGGAGCTTTTGATTCCGCATATACCTTATTTTTTAGATATTTCGCGCCCTACGAAGAATTATATATTCCACCAGACCAAGTAGCAACAAATAATGAAATATTAGAAGGTGTTGGTTTTAATAAAATTAACGGTGATGCTTATCCAGACTCAATATCTTCAGATTTGTCAGCATTTCCAGGAAATGGAAACTATTATTTTTCAAAATTAATAGAAGGAGGAATTCACACATTAACTCCAAATGTGATAAGGGCATTGAAAGATTCCTTATATCCAACTATAACTGCAAGTTTTGCAAATAATTACAGAACAGATATAGTAGAATGTGGATTATTTACAGATACATATAATTTTGATATTGATTTTACTTCTAGAGATTATTCATTTATACCCAGCGTAGATTCTACCAAATATACATTAACATCATCAATATCTACAACAATTCAATCTTTATTTGATAGATATAATCTAGCGGGAAGCATATACATAAAAAATGTAACAGATCAACAGTCATATAAAATTACAGATGTTTTTTCCTATTGGAATTTGAAATTTCCAAATGCTTTAATATCAGAATTGAGTGGATCAATAATATCATTTGATTTTGTAAGTGATATTATTTTTATTGAAACTAAAAATTATTTTCTTGCTGACAAAGTGAAATATACAGCGGGTAATTTTGAAAATCCACTAACTGAAGGTATTTATTTAAACCATTCTAATGATACTTTTAACAAAATTTCAAATAGATTTAAAATAAACAACGATGTTTATTATTGTTTATTAGAAACGTTATCATCATCATTATCTTCTAATAATTTCATTATATATCCAAAAATATACAAATTTGATACTTTAAATTTTACAAACGACGAAGTATTTCCAGTATCAATTTCAAAAATTCAAAACAATTCGCAGTATTTTGCAATATCTTCAAATAATGTAAGGTATGAATACGCTGAAAACCCTGTAATCGTTCACGATAGCAGATTAAACACATTAAATGTATCATTTTTAATAAAAGATCAAAATGGGTATTTTTCTTTACAAGAATTTGAATTCGATATTCATTCAAATATGAACTTATTAAACCATACTCAATATTTTGATAATTCATCAATATATTCTAATATTTTCAATAAACCTTTATCAGAATTGAATTTAAATGTAGTATCATCATTAGCAAACCCAACTATTCAAAATGAGACTCTTATATTATGAATACTAAAACTTTAATATTATCAACTACATCATCATCATACATTGAAGTCATGGATACAATGATTCTTAATGATGCTACAATTTTGAACGTGTCACTGGGTAATTTATATGAAGATGTATTGCCTATAAGTTTGCAAATAAACTGGGGAGATAACAATATATTATATTATGATAATGATTTATATAAACTTTATAGAAAAGAAAGTATAATTTCAGAAGTATTATATGGTAAATTTGGTAAAATATTAACAAATACATATAGTTTTGAATATTATCCTTCAAAAACTGCAACTTATAAAAAGATGACAGCTCAGTTTTTAATAAAATATACAAATAAAGACACTACTTTAATAACAATACCTATTGAAATCAGATCAGCCGATTATTTTGAATCTGTATACGATATGAAATTAATTTCATCTCATGTATTACCAGAAAATAATGTCAAAACTCATAAATTTTTAACAGATAAAGGAAAATATATTGTAGAAGTTGAAACATTAGAAACCACTAACCAAGAAGTTGTATTGGTTTAATAATGCCAATCAACAGAAAGAATATTAGTTTATTTGTAATATCAAAGGGTGTTTAAATAACAGCTACCAACACTCTAAATAATTTTGTGGCATTTAATGTATTTCAATTATCATCTTTAAAAACTTATCAACTGTCTTGTTCTCTAGATGGTCTTGAGTTTAAACAATTTGAAAAAACCCACAATGGCGGAATTCCTTTATATTTTACAGAGTGCTTTTCAGACATATGTGATTACAAGTCCAAATTTTATACAGATTTTGTTTTAACAAAAAACACCAAATCTTCTGATGTATTCAATTTTAAATTTCCAAAACTTGAAGTTGAAAAGTTTTTAACAACTATACAAGACAGTGGGTTATATTTAACTTGTGTGGGGGTTGAAGAAAGCTATTTTAAAACCGCATCACGTTCCGATGAAGTTCCTGATTATAAAGGTTGCTTGTTTAGTAATTCACTATCATCATCTTCTTTATCAACATTCACTTTAGATTTTTTTCAAAAAGAAAAATGTAAACTATCATGTCAAATAGATAATGAAAATTATTATTTAATTTATAATGATGATAATTTAAATGATCCTTATTTTGTAAATGAAAGGTTACTTTCAACTGATGATTCATTAAACCAACCACATCATTTTAATTATATATATCAAGAAAATTATAATTTTATAACATTCTTTAAAGAAACCACAACTGGTATTTATTACTTATACAGAGATAATAATAAACTAAAAACTTCTATAATAACAGGATTCAATAAACTCAATGTTATAGAAAGCGTTTTTAAAATATCTAGAAATAAATATTTTAATTTTGATTTATCTTTAAATAGTACATTTGTAACTTATAACAATGACGATAATAAAATTAATATAGCCAAAAGTGAATTTGGATTAAAAAACAACTTCTTGATACACAAAGGAAACTCTATTAAAAATTCAAAAAGCAATATCATAGTTCTAAAAAATCACCTTTTACCTCACCTAGAACAAATATCAAATACTAATAATTTATTAAGCGGTATTAAAGATCAATCTGATACCATCTACGTAGACAATATTAGAAATTATACTTCAATATTTGAAGATATTTCTATGGAAAAAGATGAAGATTTAGAATTAAATTATGTTTATCATAATAAAAACTATGTTATTGTTCCAGGAAAAAATGAAATACCAGCTCCTGATAATATGTTTCCATTTGTACAACTTAATATAAATGATTCTAAGATAAGAGAAGCTGGAGCATTTTCGTTTCCATCTCCCGATCTAGCAGATAAAGTATATTATTATGATAATGATGTTCAAGTAACCAACAATCAACACTATCTATGCACTTGGTTATCTGGTGCTGTGGGGTCAACTAATTCAATATGGGTAGATAGATATTATTATCCAAATAGAATAAACAAAGAAGATGCGTTGAATGGAAAACCAATATTTTCTAAAACATATGATGAATATGTAGAAGATTATATCGAATCTAATTCTTTAGTATCTGACGGTGTTGATAATTTTAAATTTTTTGATAAAATAAGCGATTTAATTTTTAAACCAAATAAAAAATATATCTATGAAAGAGTATCTTTTACAAAAGAAGCAACTCAAGCCATCACATATTGTAATACATTTATATCAAATAAACCATCAAATTACTTTAAAACAATAAATGACTCTGGAAAATTTACATTTATATTATATTTTAATGGAAATAATGAATCTTGGGAAATAAAAACAGATAGAAATGAAATAAATGCTGGTATAACAATAATTAAAACTGCAACAAATGTAACGATCACTTATAGTTTGAGAGCAACAAACAAAACGGGAGATTTGGCATGTAGATCATATACAAAAACCGTTAATTTTAAACAACTTAAAGAAAACGCAATCTACATAGGATTTGATTCATATTCAGGAAAAGGTTATTTTATATTCAATGAAGACACTTTATTAACCTTTAAAGAACAATCATCTAGATTTACAGGAAGAAATATCATATTTGGTGATTTTTTCATATATGAAACAGATAAAATTACAAATGAAGTTAAAAAAATAAATTTATTAAGTTATTCTGGTTCAAATATATCGGATAAATTTATATCTGACGACTTTTATTCAAAAGACTTGGTATATTCTATATCTATTTCTAAAGGAAAATATAGTCTAGATCCAATGTATATAACATTACCATGTGGTATGAGAAATGGAAGCGATAATATTAATTTAATTCATAGTATTTGTGGAAACACATCAAGTAAATCAAATAAATCTAATGTTTTTGTAAAAAATATAGATATTGAAAATGAAGAGATATTAAACAATTTGGAAACAGAACTTAAATCAAAAATTAATGCGGTATTGCCAGTATCCAATGATGTAAACATAATTCTAAATAAAAAATACAAATGATTTCATATTATAAATATACTGAAGGAGAAGCTTTTACTATAAATGGCGTTGATTATGTTGGGTTTTTCAATGTAATTGATGGTAAAGCATATACTGGAAAGAAAAAAACAATATCCAGTGGAGAATTATCCCCAAAACAAACATTTATAAGTGAAATATATTTAAGAAAACTAGAGTTTGATTCAAATTATGATAATAATATTAATTTGCTGACTATTTCTCAAGAAAAGTTTGACATTTTTACAAAAACTAATTTAGAAAAAGTAATAGATGTTATAAATTTAAATAATCTTAATATATATAAAAGTTTAGTTCTACAAAATCCAAATTTTTTAAAACTATCAAACGATAATGCTTTTTTTTATGGATTATCTTCTACATTTAGCGATATAAGAAACGACGATTATGCTGATAATGGAATAGGTGCAAAAAATATATACACTCAAATAGATCCGTTTGAATTTGATGGTTATTGGGGATTTTTAGATAATATAACAAACGGTACATTCGCAGTTAATGACAATGATGATTTTGTATATTTCTGCACCGATAATATTAATACATATACAGTGAAGGGAAATTTCTCAAATCCCTCTGTAAAATTAACGTTTGATGCAAGTTCAACTGATGATGTCTCAAAATCATTGATAATAGATGATATAGATTTAAATATATTTCAAATTACAGAAAAATATATTGTTTTATATGAATATGAACCTTATGTAAAATGTGGAACTTTATTGAAAAAAGATCAAATTTTTCTTCAAGAAAATTTACTATTTGTGAGAATTGGAAATTCTATAAGAGTAGAAATTACAAATAATGATTTTTATATTAAAAATAAATATTCAAATGATATTTTTTACAAAGTTGATAATTTTGCTTTAAATTTAGGAGTAATTTTAAACTGTCAAGTTAGAACTATAGATGATTTAATAGTCATTGTATCAAAAAATAATAATAAATTTTATATAACTTACATAGATCCAGAATTTCCAACTGAATTTATAAATCAATTCGAAATGTTAAATTTTGAAGATTTAACATTCGATTTATTATTTTCTGATATTGATTCAAATATAATCATTTTAATATTTAAAGAATATACACAAACAAGATTTATAAGCAATTCTAAATATCCAGCCAGTAATACAAGTAATGTTAATTATTCAAAAGGAAATTTTAAATATTTAAAAAATTATGGTTGGCAAGACGGTACTTTATTATATAATTTGTCAAATAAAATTAAATGGAATTCAAATTCTTTAAAATCTAATTCATATAATAATATACTGATAGATATTAAAAATATTGGAAGTGTAACTTACAGTATAATTCATAACGTCGGTAGAATTTATGTAATTAAAAAAAGTGCAACAGAAGATTTTAAAATATTCAAAATTCCAAAAAATTTACCAAAATCATTCAATGCTATTGAATGTTCGAATTCTTCATTTGGATTGTATTTAAACAATTCTTTAAAAAATATAGTAACAGACACTATCAATATTTTTACAAATAATGAATGTAAAATAAAACTATCACAAGATGGTTCAGACATAATTACTTCAGAACTTGAAAATATAAAAATATCTATAGAAAATATGTTTTTTAATGGAAATGAACAATTAAATGTATCAACACTAAACAGAATTTTTGAAACAATTGTAGAAATACAACGAAAATTAATTAGTTGACAAATATTGTATTAATTATTCGATGAGTAAATAGTAATATATGCCAAATAGTTTAGAAAATCAATTCATTGCTGATACATTCAAGGCATTATTGCATACTGGTAATATCAGTTTAAGTGGTGGTTCTCCTGAAGCTAAATTATATTCAGGTGATGGGTTTGAGTCTTCTTTAACTGTATCCACAATATCAAATGGAATTAAAATAAGTGGCGATGCTACAATTTATGGAAATGTTATTTCCAGCAAAACTGGCAATTTTTCTGGATCTTTAAGTTCTGGTTCTCATACAGTGACTGGAAATTCTAATATAAGTGGAACTTTAAT